TGCAGACTCTGGATCACCAGATGTCCTCAAAGCTTCAGCCATGTCACGAAGACCTTTAGCTGTGTTAGTGTTATACTGACTTGCAAGTTGACGTAAACGAGTAGCACGTTGAATGGTAGGATCTTGAATGTCCACACCAAAAGCACTTGCTAAACCTTGTCCTAAGTTAGCACCACCCTTGTAGGCCATTGAGCTAAGTTGTTGGTTTTGACCCATCTCAGCAAACTGTGCAGCCTTCTGCTCTAGCATTTGACGCTGCATTTCCTCAGGAGAAGCCATGCCTCCAAACAAACCTTGAATTGATTGTGTTGCCATTATTTATTCCTTAGAGATACTGACCTAAGTCTTGACTACCATAGTATGAGCCAGTACCAAAAGTAGTTGGTAAAGATGACATAGCTGTTTGAGGTGTTGCAGACAATCCTCTAATCAACTGACTGATAGGATCTGTTAAGCCAGCTACAGTGCCCTGCAAAGCTGCACGTTGAGCTTGGTTAGCAGTTGACTGTCCTGCTGCGTATTGTCTAGCTGCTTCTGCTGCTTGTTGAGCACCTAATGAACCCAATGAAGCACCTTGAGTCAAAGCATTCAAGCCTTGGTTCTCTAAGTTAATAGCTTGTTGAGCATACTGAGTGTAAGGAGCAAGAGCTTGACTTTGTAAGCCAAAGCCTTGGCCTGCCAAGTTTATACCGCCAGTCATCAATCCCTGACCGAATGTAGCTTGTTGCTGTCCAGCCATCTGAGCCTGTGCAGCCAACTGAGCATCCTGCTGAGCTTGAGCATTGTAGTATGCAGCCATCTGAGGATTAGTAGCTTGCAAGCCGGGAGCACCTGCACTGTAACCTGCCATAGTTCCACCAGTGGCTAGACCTAAGCGACCTTGCTGTTGCTGTTGGTTAGTCAGATTAGCCAATGCTTGTTCACGACCGGGAGCTAACAGTTGTTGCTGTTGAGTTATGTACTGCTGAGCTTGTGCTTGAGGTGTCTGAGCTATGTAGCCTTGACCTAAGTTAAACAAGCCTTGAGCTGCAGTGTTAACCTGTGGCTGGAATGCTTGAATCTGCTGAGCTTGACCTAAGCCAGTACCAGCTAATCCCATCAAACCTTCACGAGCTGCAGCTACATCTGGAGCTACTTGGTAGCCAGCACCCGTGAGTTGACCTGAAGTAGGGTCATACTGAAAGCCTGACTTACCAAACCTAGTAGTGATACCTACAGGACGGAACTGTGCCATCTGAGCAGCTGTTTGAGCTGACTGAGTAGCATCAGAAGCGGCTTGATTAGCTGCATAATTAGTGCCTAAAGAACCTATGGCACTAGCACCAAGGTTCCCCAGTAAAGTTGTGTAATCAATAGCCATATTAGTATGTGCCTCCGTCCACGGTTGCTGTAAAAGTTCCTGAAACTGTTACGTTAACAGCTGTAATAGTTCCAGTAAATGTTGGGTTAGCCTTATCAGCTTTAGAGTTAACTGCTGATTGAATAGCTGAAAACTCAGTATCAATCTCAGTACCCTTTACAAGCTTACTTGGGTTTCCTGTAGACAATGAGTCTTTGATTGCAAAATCTGTACTCTTGGTGTAATTACTCACATTAATCTCCTAGTTATCTTATACGTCCAGCTTTGACATAGCAGTCAAGCTTTTGTAATGAAATCTCAAAACCATTAACATCTAATTCCATGCCAATCTGTAAGACATTACCTGAACCACTTGCTTGAATCTGTTGATTATCAAACACAATACCAGCTGTGTATTCACCGATGTTATATTCAGCAATACCATACTCAGCTATTGATGTACTACCTAATGCAATGGTTCTAGACTGATATGCAGCACTGAAATCAAACCCATACTTAATAAACACTGTAGCTGAGTTACCACCAATGAATGTTAAGTTAATCTTCTTTAACATCTTCAAAGATGTAGGGCTACCAAAGTCAAAGTAGTTAGTATAGTATTGTACTCTATAAGTCTCAGCACTGTCAAGGTTTGTATTATATTTTGCAATAAAACCATCTTGTCCTAACAATAAATCTTTATTGCGAGTGTAGAAGAAAGCTCTAGGAGTAATGTTATTCCACGTTGTAGTCTTAGCTGCACCATTCTGAAGCTGTCCTCGCATATCAAAGCAATAGACAGTATTGACTGTAGGTAGAGACAATAAGTAAAAGGCATCCTTGTCTGAATATACAGCCTTGATATTAACTGCAGTCTCAGAATTTAAATCCTCTACCAAAGCATCCTTAACATTCAAGCTTAACTCCCTCATTGGAGCTGACTTCTCTTGAATGGTACGCATCAATGAACGTACACCCGTGTCTGTTAGGAAGACAATATCACTACCAGTCTTAACTACTGAGTCTCTAGCAAAGCATCCAATACCTGTTATAGAATCAGATAGTGTAAGGTTATTAGGGTCTGTAGCGTTAGAATATATAAGAATCTGTCTACGACCAAAGATAATTAAGAAGCCATTGTGTGCAGCCAGTGCTGTAATCTCATCAGCTCCTGCGGGCCACACCTGAGATACATCTAATGTACCAGCTGTACCTGTACTTAATACATGACCTGCTAAGAGGTCTGAGAACTGTACAATACTCTTATTGGTACTGTTATTAGCACTCCATGTACGACCATAGGCACTGATAACACAGTTATTACTAGATACTGTAGCTACATAACCAGTCTTCTCAGAGATACGCTTATAAGTAGTTGAGCTAGTTGCAGGGTCAAACACCAGAGGATCATGTCCAGCTTGGTACAGGTATAAGCATCCATTCAACGGAGCCATCTGCCAGTGGTCAGCTGTAATTGTAGGAGCTGTACCACCACCTCCGTAGGTTAACTCAGATAGTGTTGTACCTACTAACTTAAATAGTTTATTGTTACCTGTAGCTACAATGTAAGAGTTACCAGCATTATCAATTAACTCACCAATAGCTTTTACATAGTAACCTGTTAAAGCTGCTAAGGAAGAGTGAGCTGCTGACCATCCCTTCCTAGCACCAATACGTCCGAACCTGTCAATGACACAGTTCTGAGCAACAGTTGCAAACCCATTGTCTAGATTGACAGATGAGTCTTGCAAGTTCAGTCCCATGAAGCCGGGAGCTTGAACTGTTGTTGTTAGCAGTTGTTCAGCCATTTACACAGCACTCCAAACTACTGAGTCTTCATAACGATTTCTCTCCAAGGCAATAGCATCTGACAAGGCTAATCTGTACATCAGGTAAGCTTCAGATGATGTTACACCTGAGTCTTCACCTCGCTCAGCAATAGCTTTAGAGTATGCCAACAGAGGAGGCAAGTGAGAGGGTATCAAGAGAGTATCTGAGTCATTCACTAGATCCACTGTAGGGATAGTCAGCTCAAACCTCAATGAATACACACCGTCAGGCTTAGGATATAAATCTACCTTAGTATCACCACTACTGTCTACACCATTATAAGCATAGTATGTTGGTGATGCTGGTGTTGATGTACCTAAGTAGTACATACGGTTAAGCCAGTCACGATTAACTGGTCGCATTGAGAAGTCATCAGTGTCGTTAAGTACATCACTGGTGGTGAATCTTTGACCTGAACCTGTGAGAGTATAGTTACGAGTATTAGCTACTGTGGTAACTACAATGGTATTGCTTAAAGCATTCCAGTCATGGGAATCTTCAATCTCACGCTTAGAGTCATTAATCCAGATACCTACAAGCCTAGAATAATCAGTATCATTTACAGCAGTAACAGTAGGCTCACGCAAGCGTCTGAGCACATTGTTCACAACGTCTAAATACGTAGCCATTTATATGTCCTTTACTTCTTATTTCTACCAGTTTTTCTCTTAGCTCTATCAGCTTCACTCAGGGCAATCGCAACTGCTTGAGTTTTGGACTTCACCACAGGGCCACCCTTACCACTGTGGAGAGTACCTTCTTTGTACTCACCCATAACCTTCTTCATCTTATTCTTAGCAGTACGTTGACCACGCATAGGCATATTCATATTACTTAACTCCATTAAATCTATTGTCAATAGCTAACCAAATAGCCCCGAAGAAAGCACCTATGATAATGATAGGCTTCACAGCTTTAGCGATCCACTCAAGTACTAGGAAAGCACCTGAGGCAGCGTTAAAGGCTTTGATTACATCTTGTGTATTCTTCTCTATGTTGTCTACCTTAGCCTCTACAGCCAGTAAACGCTCATAGATGTGTTCGTGAGTGACTGGCTCGTCTACCATGTTGATTACTCAGCAGATGTCCAAGGTGTGCCAGTAGCAGTTACAGGATTCTTTTGCAAAGCAATATTAGCCGCCAGAGCATCTTCTGTGGCTTGTTTATCAACCGATTCCCATACCCAATCTAATACTTCAGCCATAGTGACAGACGCATAAGGGATTGTAGGTGTTCCTGCTTGCCAAGATGCTGTGGAGTAGATAGAAGCCGTGTAGTCTCCATCAACCGCAGTGCAAGTCCAGTGCGCACAATTTATGAAACCATCTGCTGTGAGATAGTCTGTCTGGGTAATTTTCCAAGTAGTAGTCATGATATTTTCCTTTTAAAGATTAGCGGCAGAAAGACGCTGACGTAGTGATTGAATTTCAGCCCACATTACAGGGATAAGGGCAGAAGCATCCATTTGTTGATAGACAGGGTTTCCATCTGCATCTACTGCGTCTTTTTCACCAGTGTGTGCGTATGCGGGAACTTCGTGAGCAATGAACATTGGGCGTTCTTGTTCTGCCCATTTCATCTTGCCCATGTAAACAGGCACAGAATCAATCAATGAACCGCTATTGGTTACAGGGCCAATAATGTCTTTTGCTCTGTAATCAGATGTAGTGTTGTAAACAGTTAAACCACCTGTTCGGTTGTATGTGATGCTTCCTCTAACAGTAGGTGAAGTTTCTGTAACAAAAATACTAAATACATTATCACCAGATGTTGCAGAATTCCAACCAATTAAACAAGCCGCACCTACTGTAGATGTTTTAAATGAAGCACCAGTCCCAGATGTATCTGTAACAATTTTTCCATCTGCATACGAGCTAGTAGCTGTAATTCCCAAAAGCAAATTGCCTGAAGTATCAATTCTTGCTCTTTCTGTAGAGTTATTTCCAAAAAGCAATGGGCCATTTAAAACATTAGTAACACTTAATATCAAGCCATCGTGATAAAGGTATCCTGCGCCTGAATTGTTGACTTTTAAAGCCATTATTGAAGTAGAACCACCATTAACCTCAATTACACCTCGACCTGCTGCGCCATAAGTTGTACTCGTAGTCCCCACAAGCAAATCACCAGACGCATTAAGAGTCATTGCTTGGGTCAATGCAGCGGAAGCACCTGCACCTGATGTGTTATTTGGTGCGGTATGCCAAGAGTGTGCGCCACTTCCTTGTCGATAATAAGAAGCATATCCATTTGCAATATATTTATCCGCTCCGTCATCAAAGAAATTTGCAGAAAGGAAACAAAGGTCTGGGACGCTTGGAACTGTCCAAAATGCCGAACTACTATTTTGATAAGCCAATCTATTACTAGTCCAAGCACTCGGAGTAACTCCCAAGCCTAGATTGCCTGCGCTGTCGATAGCCAAAACTTCAGTGTTAGTAGTAGTTGTTGCATTTCTAAAACTAAAACCGCCATAAGTGGATGAGTTTGCACCAATACTAAAAAAGCGTGTTACTCCGCTTAGAAAATCCATCACTGAAGATGCAGGTCTATTTAATGACGTAAGACTACCGCTAACTTGCAAACATCCGTTAGACACAACAAGTTTTTCTTGTGGATTGCTAGTACCAAACCCTACATTGATTCCACTAGCCGTATAAAGGCTTGTAGGCGTTAGGCGCATTGCTTCTGTGCCTGCCATTGTAAAAATCGTATTGGATGAACCAATATATAAATCAGTACCACTATTATTAGCAATGTAATTAACAAACAGTTTTTTGCCGTTTGTGCCAATTGTTAGGTCACCATTAACTACAGCAAAATCAGTCCCATTAAAAGTTAACCCAGACCCAGTAGCCAATGCACTAGAACTAGATGCGTACACCACACCGCCTGATGTGAATGATGTTAGGTTTGTACCGCCATTGGCAGTAGGTAGTGTTCCTGTCACTCCAGTTGTCAAGGGTAAGCCAGTTACTGATGTTAAAGTTCCACCAGAGGGTGTACCTAATGCACCATTGAACAATACTGGCGCACCCGCAGAGCCTGTATTAACCGCTAGAGCAGTCGCAACGCCAGTACCCAGACCTGATACGCCTGTACTGATAGGCAAGCCCGTAGCGTTCGTTAAAGTTGCACTAGTGGGTGTTCCAAGGATAGGAGTTACTAAAGTAGGAGAGGTAGCAAATACTGCTGAACCGCTACCAGTTTCATCCGTCAAAGCACCCGCTAATTGAGATGAAGTAAATGAACCCAAAGACGTTGCATTGCCAACAGAAGTGACTGCACCTGTTAAGTTGGCGTTAGTAGTGACGTTACCCGCAGTCAGACCTGAAGCAGTGCCTGTGATGTTTGTGCCTACCAAGGCAGATGGAGTGCCTAAAGCAGGAGTGACTAAGGTTGGGCTATTGGCAAACACCAAAGAACCTGATCCTGTTTCATCTGTAACGGCAGAAGCCAAGTTAGCAGATGATGGCGTACCTAAGAATGTAGCTACACCAGTACCCAATGAAGTGATACCTGTACCACCTTGTGCTACTGACAAAGCTGTGGTGAGACCTGATAAAGAGGTAATATCACTGTTAGCACCACTGGCTGCAGCACCTAAGTTAGTACGGGCATTAGCAGCTGTAGAAGCTCCAGTACCACCATCCGCTACTGTGATGTCTGTGATACCTGTTACAGAACCGCCTGTAATTGTTACGCTAGAGGCTGCTTGTGTGGCAATAGTACCTAATCCTAAATTAGTTCTAGCATCAGACGCAGTAGAAGCACCAGTACCTCCATCAGCAACCGCCAAGTCTGTAATACCAGCAATAGAACCACCTGTGATGGCTACAGCGTTAGCTTCTTGATTACCTAAGGAGCCTACAATTTTAACAATAGCTGCACTGTTATCCTTGGTATAGACTTTCTTATCGGTAACGTTAACAGCTAACTCACCCTTAGTTAAGTCACCTACAGCTGGGATTGCTGAGGCTGTACTGCTATTCTTTGTAATGATTGTGCTTGCCATTTAAGCTCCGTATTGTGAAGTGTACCAGTCACGTAATGGCGAGGCGACATCACGAGGGACTGCGGGAAGAAGTCTGTTATAGTTTTGCTGTACTCTGGTGAAATAATCATCTGTGTACATTGGAGGAGTCTGTGTAGGTATTCCTGTCACAGGTGTATTTGTACCTCCACTGGCTGCAGTAACTCCCAAAGTACCAAACAAACCTAAAGCTTTAAGAATATTTATAAGTTGATCGTCAGTTACATTCAGATCATTCTTTTTAGGTGGTTCTGTAGTTGGTGGTGTTGTAGGAGGTGCTACTACAGTAGGTATAGCGGCTGTAATGGCATTAATAGCTGGAGGAGTAACTACAGGTCTATCAGCTGTAATTGTAACAGTTGGGTCAGCTGTAACTGGTGGTGTTGTTACAGTAGGAGGTGCTACCACAGCTGGAATAGTAGCTGCAATAGTGTTGATAGCTTCAGGGGTTACAGTTGGAGCCTTATCTGTAATTTTAACTGTACCACCATCAGTCACTGGTGTTGATACTGCAGTAGGTGTTGTCACTAAGCCACCTAACAAACCACTGGTATCAATAGAGGGAGTTGCTGTTCCTGTAATGTTGACTGCTGCGTTATCTATAACTGGTGTACTTACAGCTCCTGTTGGTGTAGTTGCTGTTGCTGTAGTAACAGGGGGAGGAGTAACAGCTGTAACAGCCCTATCAACAATAGCTTCTGAATAACCACCAGCAGTCAAAGTATCTTTAATCTGAGCTGTAGACAAACCCTGATCTGCTAACTGCTTAGCATCTGCAATGGCAAACTGACGTTCTGTAATGCCGGGGTCTGCTGTAGTACCTGTGGTTAGATAGTTATTAAGAGCATTACCGCCATAAACTAGACTACCGCTTAACAATCCAGTCTTAAGTGCGTCTTCAAACTCAGCACCACCCGCTAAAGCAGTACCACCTTTAAAGAGTCCTGTACCAACTGCTTGTGCTGTGGAGCCTGTAAGACCTAAAGTACTACCTAAAGCACCTCCACCGCCTAAACCTAGGAAAGCTGCTTGAACAACAGGATCATTTAAAGCATCTGCTAAACCACCAAAAAAAGATAAATCTTCTTTAGTTTTTATTGTATTGACAAGATCCCCAGTAGGACTTAGAACTTGAACGTCTGAACCAACAGGGGCTTTATAGTTAACATCACCAGTAGTTTTTTCAACGTAAATGTTTTCAATACCGCCAACTTGTCTATCTTCTCCAGAACCTCGAACCTCATATTGAGGAGCAATGCGAGTATCTCCAAGAGTAATTGACGAACCTTCTGGGACTGTAGCCGCAGCACGAGCAATAATTTCACTCTCTGGAGTTCCTGTAGCTTGTGCCAGTTGAGCTGGTGAAATACCATAGGTAGCCATATCAGCTGCAAGCTGAGCATCACTCAAGCCGGGGTTAGCTAACAAGTAGTCAAATATCTGCTGATTAGTGACTGCCATACTTATTCGCCTTTTCTGTATAACTCAAACGTATTGATAATGTTCATTGTGGAGCCAGTCTCAGAAGTTGCTCGAACTTGATCGCCCTCTTCAAGAACAATATAAGCACCATCGTTAAACTTAATAAACTGAGTTGCTGTTAACACATAGTTATCTAATACAAAAATCTCAGTTGCTGCACTTGAGTCATACCACACAACATCAATGTATTTATTATTACCTGAATGGTTTACAACGTAACAAAGAGCCCACCTAGCATAGTAACCAGTAGGTACTGTGAACAGAGTAGTCTGCGTTGCTGCAGTAAGAACATTACCCGTCGATACTGGTTTCATCTTGCTTTACTACTGTTTTCTTAGATGTTGTTTTAGGAGCTTCAACTACTTCAATAACTTCAGTGTAACCACTATGTTTCTTCATCTCCAGAATCTCATGCTCTTGGAAGAACTCTACTGTGTTACCTGATTGAATACATTTAAATTTCATTTGCTGTTAACCTTTCTGATGTACTATACTTAATACATTAAAAAGGCTCCCACACCTTTCCGTAGCTTGTGGCTACTAATGAGCATGGGAACCTAATTAGTCTACTTAGACGGGAACCACGAGGGCAACGCCACCGTAGTTACGCAGCTCAGCGCAACCGTACAAAGTATCAGCTGTGAACAATGTACCGAGGTACTCTTGTTTGTACTGAGTCTGTGAACGGACACCAACTTGCTCAACCAGAACCATAGAGTCTTTGTGAGCCATCAAGCACACACGACCCAAGCTAGTACCAGTACCATCAGCAGCAGACTTAGCTGTGCCAGCATTGGACGAAACGTAGACTGGAACACCATAAATGTCACCAATCATGCCGTTACGGATGCTGTTAGCAGAACCAGCTTCACCAACGCTGTTGAAGGTTGTGAACTCAGTCAAACCCAAGATAGTGTTACGTACATTTGGGGGAATCAAGAAGAAGCGGTTGTCCATAGGAACATCGCTGTCATCAAGACGCTGAATTGTACGACGAATGCCAGCAGCTGTCAAAGCTGAAGCATTACCAGCATTGGTGTTAGCAGTGTAGTCAAAAGCTGTAGAGCCATCACCACCAATGAAAGCACCAGCGTAGCGGAAGTTACCTGCACCAGCTGTTGAAACATTGAACTGTTGACCCAAGTTCACCAAGTCAGTATCAACTTGGCGACCCAAAGAGTAACCAGCATCATCAGTGTAGAACTGACGGAGGCTAGACAATGCTTGGGCTTCAACGATGTCCTCGATCAAACGAGAATATTCGTAGTGCTTGTTGATAGAAATAGTTACTTCTGATTCAGTAGCTGCAATGAGTGTAACTTGTGTAGAAGCTGCCTTAGCAGAAGCTGTGCCACGTGCAGGGACTGGAATGTGAACTACGTCACCTTTCTTGCCCTTGAAGCTCATCTTCTTAACTAGGTTAGCTGCAACCAAGCTCTTTTTGTACGCAGCAGCAATCTCGTCACTCCATACTTCTGGAATAAACGTTGCTGCTGTGGTACTCGTTACGTGATCTGTTCCTAATGCCATTTTAAAATTCTCCTGTGAATTTGTGAATTAAATTAAATTTATTTAACCCTGCCTTCAGAGTACGCAGCCATAATCTCAGGTTGCAGTGCCTCATAACGGTCAGGATCTGTCATACGTAGCCGGATAAGGTCGGCACGACGATATACTTTCTTAGAAGACTCTCCAGTTCCTCCAACATCGACACCAGCTGCTTTAAGGTTCTGTTTGCGAACAGCGTTACCTGCATCAGTAGTTTGTTGTGTCTTAGATGTACGAATCTGTTTGAATGTAGAGAGAAGTTCATCAGCAGCATTAAAATCATAGTTAGCATCTGCCATTGCGTAGATATTGAGCCTCATTGGAGAAGCTTTAACCCACTCAATAAACTCACCATCACGTACAATATCTGCAAAGTCAGGATGCTTCTTGTTGAGCATTGCGTGTGTCTGAATCTGCTTTAACTGCTGTGATGCCTGTTTAGCGGCAATTACGTCTGGATGATTTGCAACTGCACGATTAACGTGACTCTGCGGATCTTCAAAGAAATCAATCTCTTGTGGTGGGGTTTCCACCGCTTTTGGTTGTGCTTGATTTTGAGTATTTTGAGATAAGCTTTGTTTAATTAG